TAGGACAACTTGATTCACTATTAAAAAGCGTTGCAAAAGATATAGTTGCAACTTTGGGAGATTCTCTCGATACAACTATCACTTATGTAAAGAAAGGAGTTTCGAGTTATAACGTAGATACGGGAGAGCAAGTTACTGTAAATACGACTTATTCAGATATAAAAGTACCGATTGAATTTATCAAGTCTGAAGATGACGAAGGTAAAGAAATAAGACAAGCAAAGTTATATATAACTCCTAATTTGATTGGTGATAATCAAGTGGACTTTGATGACGAGATCCAGTTGACGTATGCAGGAGAAACAAGAACTGCACAGATTTATGATATTGACACAAGAAGAGGCGGTCAGGTTTATCTCTTTACAATACTGGTGCGATTCTGATGGCTAAAGATTTTTTAAAAAGTGATCCTATTGGTGATCTTGAAGCTCAATTAAATAGTGATTTTAACACTGTAATAAAAAAAGCTCATAAGAGTTTAGGAACTAAAACTTATAGTCCTGTTTATACAGGATTTTTTGCGTCAAGTTGGAAAGTTGCAAATACTCCTCCTAAAGCAAAAGATGATATAAAAGATTTTCAACCTTGGTCTAGTATTAAATTAGCTTTTGACAAAGGTGGAGATAGTTGGAAGGAAGCAGGTGAAAAACCATCAAAACCAAAAATTCAACCTAGATTTAAAATCAAGAGAACATTTAATATTAAAAAAAGTGTTTTTATTGGAAATACAGTTAAATATGCTTCTTATGCTTTAGAGGGAGGAAAAATTCAAAATTTTATTCAAGGTCGTTTGGGACGAATTATTAAGCAAAATATGAAAGAAAAGAAAGGTAAACTATTTTTATTTGGCAGAGAAACATCAGGTTTTGGTAGTTCACTTCCTGGTATTGGTTACACAGACGTACTTTAATTATGACTTTAGTAAAAACAAGAGCAGCATTTGAAAAAGCAGTTACAGACGCAGTTTCGGACGTAGATCCAACTGTCTCTATGGTTTACGACAATGTTACTTTTACGACTTCGGGCAAGACTAAAAAATATGTAATGATGATGATAAACTACACATCTTCTACATTACAAAATCAAGGAGCAAGTTCAGATTTTTATGCAGGTGTAATTCAATGTAATATTTACGTTCCAAAAAGTAAAGGCACTAAACAGTTATCTGAAATAGCAGAAGCAGTGATTGATGGGTTAACTTCCGTAAACGCTTCGGGATATACAGATACTTTTAGCGTGAAGCCAAGAGTACAGGATATAAATGGTCCTACAATGCTTGAAATTGAAGATAGAAGTCATTTTGTTGGGATAATATCTTGCCAATTCTCAGCTAATGCCTAGTATAATAAAGTAGCAATACTTATTTTATGACTAGAGCAATCGAACTTTTGAAGAATAGTTTTGGTGTCAGCCAGCTATATCAACATGATGTAAAAAAAGGTAATAAGATTATTTTTACTGTATATTGGCACCCATTAACTATTGCAGAAAGAGAATCAATACAAAAAAAATCTATGAGTGAAGATGCAAATGAATTTGCGTTACAACTTATGATTGAAAAAGCATTAGATAAAGATGGTGCAAGACTTTTTCAAGACGGAGATAAAGCATCTCTTAGAAGGGAAGTTGAAGCTGTTATTTTACAGGAAATTCAGTTAGCAATGATAGAAGCTGGTCAGACTAAGGAGGTATCAGAGGCTAAAGCCGATTTGAAAAGCTAAAAATCAATGGCGATTTATTTATTCATTAGCAAAAGAATTAGGTAAAACTGTAAGTGAATTATGTGAGACTTTGACTTATGAAGAGTTGTTAGGTTGGTTTGCTTTTGCAGAGCTAGAAGCGGAAGATATAAAGAAAGAACAAGACAAAATACAAAAGGGTAGTGCTATAAAAGGAAGAAGAAGGTAATATAGAAGAAACATTTTAATTGTTATAAAAAGTGGCAGATTATCAGGTCAATTTAGAATTAGCAATTAGAGGTGCGAAGGATCTACAAAGAACAAGGGTAGAGACCAAAGGATTACAAAAAGAAATAGATATTTTAAATAAACGTGCTCGTTTACAGTTTCCAGCTACAGTTAAAAATTTTAATAATTTATCTAAAGAAGTTGGTCGTGCTCATCGAGCAGTAAGTGAAGCAGCCATAGGAACAGATCATTATAGAGCAGCTATAAAAAATGCTGTAGCAGTAGAAGAACAATTTAATAAACAATTAACTACTAAGCAAAAACTTTTTAAAATAGAAAGAATAGCTTATAAAGACGGAATAAGTTTTAGTCAAGCTAAGACAAAAGTAATACAACAAGAAATTAAAGCTGAAAATGAATTAGCTAGAGCAAAACTTAGAAGTAGTGGAATAGGATCAGGGATAAGAAGAGGAGTAGGAAGTGCAATCGGAAGCGGTATTATTGGTGGTGGCTTTCCATTGTTATTTGGTCAGGGTCCGTTAGCTGCTGCTAGTGGTTTAGCAGGTGGTGTAGCTGGTGGTGCATTAGCAGCAATCCCAGGTATGGGTCAGTTTGGCTTTGCATTATCTATCGCTGGTACAGCCATTGGTTCAGCAATGGAAGATTTAACTCAAGCGTTAAAGAAACCCGAAGAGAATATTGAAAATTTAGTAAATAAATTAGGGCTTGTTGGTACACCGACAGGAGAGTTAGCATTAAAACTTGAAAAGATGGGTTTAAAATCTAGTGCTGCTCAACTGTTATTAGAAAAATTCAATGAAAAAATGGGTAAGTCTCCAGAAGAATTACTTGCGACAACTAAAAAACTTGAAGAGTTTAAAAACAAAATAAACGAACTTGGTACGGAGATAACATTATTCTTAAGTTCAGTATTGATACCATTTATTGAAGCTATTGGAGGTGCATTAGATACTGGTAAATTGCTGAGAATGTTAAAAGAACAAGAAGGAACTGACTTTTTTCAAACTCAACAAGCCATTGTTAATAAAGCTAATGAAAGAGCAGCAGCACAATTTAAAACAAATCAAGCTATGGGAGCTGGCGGTCCTAGCTTTACACAATTAAGAGATCAGAATATAGATATTTTATTGAAGGAAGCTCTTGGATTACCTTCTTTTGACAAAAAATCTTTTACTCCACAAGCGGGAGGTACACCGCCACCTGGTAGTAATTTACCAATGCAGACTTTCCAAAATAGGGAGATAAAGCCTTTGCAGCAGGCATTAGTGATTGAAAAAAACAGACTTAATATGAGTGGTGAAAGATTAAATATACTTAAAGAACAATTTGAGTTAGATAACTTGAATAATGAACTAGCTCTTCTTAAGTCAGAAAATGAAAAACTAAGCACTGATGAACTTACTCAACAAATACAAAAACTAGAAGCTCAAGTAGGTTTACAAAAACAAGTTCTTGCCAATGCAAAGGCATTAATAGATCCTTTCAGACAAATATCTGACATGATTCAAATAGAAATGGGTAACGGTATAAAAGACTTAATTAAAGGTACGAGAACATTAAATGATGTAATGAGAAATATGTTAAATAAAATGGCTGATGCGTTTTTAAATTTAGCTATTTTTGGAAATATAGGAGGTGGCTCTATAACAGGTGGTTTATTAGGATCTATTTTTAAAGCAGAGGGTGGACCTGTTAAAGCAGGTGGAAGTTATATCGTTGGTGAACGCGGTCCTGAATTATTTAGACCATCAGCTTCAGGTAACATCATTCCAAATGATGCTCTTGGTGGTTCTACAAACATAGTTGTTAATGTAGATGCGTCTGGATCTGCTGTCGAAGGTGATGAAGATAGAGGTAGAGAGCTTGGTCGTCTTATCTCAGTTGCAGTACAATCTGAAATAATACAGCAAAAAAGACCAGGAGGATTACTTGCATAATGGCTACGTTTCCCTCAATAAAACCTACTTATGGGCAACAAAAAAGATCCGCACCAAAAACTCGTACAGTTCGTTTTGCTGATGGTTATGAACATAGAATTTTATTTGGTCTTGCACAACATCAAAATCCAAAAGTTTTTCAATTAAAGTACGAAGTTTCAGAAACAGATGCAGATGAAATAGAAACCTTCCTTGATGCTAGAGCAAATGATAATGATAGCTTTGATCTGCCTGTTGATTATTTACCTGGTGAAGATACTTCTAAATTTAAGTTTGTTTGCGAGGCATGGAGTAAGTCGATACCATTTAAAAATAGAGCTACTATTCAAGCGACTTTTAGACAAGTATTTGAACCAGCTTCCTAATGTCAGTTAATCAAGCAGTATTCAGTAATTTACAATCAATAAATCCATCAGCGATTATTGAGTTATTTACTCTTCAGTTATCAACAGCATTACATGGTGATAATACTATTTATCGTTTTCATTCTGGAAGTAACTTAAATGCTAATGGCAAAATAGTTTGGGCTGGTAATGAGTATCTTAGATTTCCAATACAGGCATCAGGTTTTGCTTTCCAAAAAGGACAGTTGCCAAGACCTAAAATAACTATTAGTAATGCTACAGGGTTAATATCATCAATACTTTTATCCGTTAATGAAACAACGGCAGGTAATGATTTGACGGGAGCTACGGTTACAAGAATAAGAACATTAGCTAAATTTATTGATGCTGTTAATTTTACTAATGGACAAAATGCAACTGCTGATCCAAATGCAGAGTTTCCTCAAGAAGTATATGCAATAGATCGTAAGTCCGCAGAAACTAGAGAAGTTGTTGAATTTGAACTTGCTGCTCCTACAGATTTAGCTGGTGTAAGAATACCAAAAAGGCAATGCACTCGCTCTGTTTTCCCTTCCATTGGTACGTTTATTCAATGAGTTGGAAATATAAAGCATTACTTCATGCTCAACGAGAAGATCCAAAAGAATCTTGTGGTTTGTTGTTAAATATAAAAGGTAAAGAAAGATACTATCCTTGTCGTAATCTTTCTATGACAGAACATCAATGCTTC